AGTCATTTCCGACACCGGCGAGCTGAGCACCGACAAGATCGTTGCGCAGGATGATAAGGCAATCATCATGAACCGCGGTAAGGGCTGGAGCACTAACGATCTGGCGGACTACATTTCCGGCGACAAGCCGATGCAGCGCATTGGTGATCTGGTTGGCGATTGGTGGGGGCGGCGATTGAATCACACCGTCATTGCGATTCTTTCGGGCGTTTTCGCAAGCTCGTTGATGTCCACAAACACGCTGGACATTTTCAAGGCGAGCGGCGGCACAACCGTAACCGATGCCAACACCCTGAACGGTAAAACGTTCTTGGACGCCAAGCAGGTACTGGGCGACGCCAGCGGAAAGCTGGGCGGCATCGCGATGCACTCGCTAACCGAAACCGATCTGTTGAAACGCGATTTGATTACGTTTCGCCCGGATTCGGAAGGCAAGATGACGTTGAAGCAGTTTCAACAGCTCAACGTTGTTGTGGATGATTCGTTGCCCGTCGAAACGATCAACACACTGCTTGTTTTCACGACCTATCTTTTCGGACAGGGTGCACTCGCTTTCGGGGTTAGCACTAACGACAAGAAAATTGTTGGCGGCTTCGGCACATGGCGGCTTGAGTTTGCGCGTGCGGCCGGCGCCGGACAGGATTTGATGTACAATCGCCGACGCATGATTATCCACCCACGCGGCATCAAGTGGCTGGGTGCGAATATGGCCGGTTCATCGCCATCCAACACTGAGTTGGCCGATGGCAATAACTGGCAGCGAGTGTACGAAACAAAAAATGTGCGCATCGTGCGGGTGCGTCACAACGTCAGCGTCTAACAAGGCGTTGAAGTCGGGCGGGGCAACCCGCCCGGCGTGTGACGCCGCAACCAGAAAAATTAAAGGAAAAAAATTATGAGCGAGGAAATTAAATCAGCAAGCGGCGGCCCGGTGGGTGCGCCGCGCACTACCGTTCTAGGAACGGCCCCGGCGCTAACGCAAGAGGAAATCAAAGCGGCTAACGACCGCACCAAAGAGCGCTTGGATACAGTTGCACGGGAAAAAATGGAGCGCGGCCGCGCGGCCCGCATTGATTCCAAGGCGACAACGGCCGGGCACAAGGGCAAGCATGCGGATGAACCGCACAAGCCGTACGAAATGGAAGCTGCGAAAGTTGGCAAGCCGATCCCGGCCGGCCCCAAGGGCGGAATTGAGATTGACCCGGCCAACAAGGGCACTGCCACGGATATTGTGTTTCCGGGCGGCTTCGGCCCCGGCAGCCCGATGCACGCGGATGATATCGGCGGCGCATTGCCGGTGAATCCACCGGACGCGGCCGGTACAATTCGCACTGTTGCGGACGGCGACCAGAAGCCCAAGAAAGTTGAGGGTGATCCCGGCGCCATGAAGGGCAAGGAAGCGCACACCGGCGAAGATGCGAACATTGCGCCGGGGATTCCAGCGATTGCCGGCCCCGAAAGCAAAACAGGCGAGTAAATCCCGCTTTAGGTTAATTCTGCGGCCGGCCGCGGGTGCAAGTCCCGCCGGCCGGCTGTATCGGTTTTATGACACCATCGAAACAGCTAAACCTAACGATGTATCGGGGTTTAGCTTTTTCGGTTGAGATAACGCACAAGGATAAAGATGGGGTGGTGGTGTCGTTAGCCGGATATACTCCATACGCACAAGTTAGGCGCAAGGCTGGCGCGCAAACACTCACGCTTGATCTTGAACCGGCAATAGTTGGGGACGGCAGCGCCGGCAAGACGGCTATTGATTGGACCGATGAAGAAACCGCAGCCGTTCAAGTGCACGGTGATTTTTTTTGGGATTACATTTTAGAAAATCCTGATGGGCTGGTAATAGGACCGTTTGCCGGCGGAAAATTTACCATCGCCGACATTGTAACCAAGCCGGCATAAAACCGGATGCCAGAAATCGTTGAAGTCGAAATTGTTTTCCCCGATCCGACTATTGCGATAGTCGAAGTCGGTGTGCCGCAAACGGTTTCGGTTGTAGAGATAAATACCGGCCCGCGCGGCATCGCCGGCCCGACTGGCAATACCGGGGCTACGGGCGCGCAAGGTCCGGCGGGTGCAGCCGGCGCACAAGGCCCGGCAGGCGCAACCGGTGCGACTGGCGCAACAGGGCCACAAGGCCCGCCGCAGGGAGTTGTTTGGACGTACAGCAGCTTGACCACCGGTGGCGACCCCTCAATGGGGCATCTAAAGTTTGATAACGCCAGCATCGCATCGGCAACCACGCTTCGAATCAGCATAGCGGACATTAACGGCGCGCAATGGAGCGGCCTTCTGTCGCGTTTAATTGCATCAACATCCACCGTTAAATCGGTAATCAAGGTTGAGAAGGTAAGCGATCCGACCGCTTACGCCGTGTTCAACATTACGGCTGGATCGAACAACGTTTCTTATTATAGCTTAACCGTTCAGGTAACGAGCGACCAAAATTCTCCGTCCAGCATCGTTAACGGCGATGCCGTTAGGGTTTCGGTTGTTGGCATTACGGGAAACTTGGGAGCGACCGGCGCAACCGGCGCAACCGGCCCGGCAGGCGCGACAGGGACAACCGGCCCCGCGGGCGGGCCGCTGCATTTCGAAAGCAAGAACGCAAATTTCAACGCGGTTTCCGATCATCGCTATATCGTGGATACATCGGGTGGCGCGATCACAGCGACGTTGCCTGCTTCGCCTGCGGTTGGTGATGAAATCGTGTTTGCCGACGCCAAATCAACATGGCCGACAATCAATCTAACATTGGGCCGGAATGGTAACTTAATCGACAGTAACGCCGGGAATCTGATTTGCGACGTGGCTAACAAGCAGATTGAGTTGGTGTGGGTAGGCGGCTCAGTAGGATGGGGGGTTTATGGCCGATAAAAACCTTAGTGATGTTCTAATAGGCGGGCATCCGGTTACGATCACGCTTCCAGCTGAAGGCGTCGATGACGTGATAATTAATGAGCCAGAGGCATCAGTGTTAACAGTCGCCGGGCTTCAATATCTCAGGGCCGAATTAATATTCAGCGCGATGAACGCGCCAAAGTGCAGATCGATTATTTTTCCAGACCTGATTCAAGTCGGGAAATATTACACATCAGGGGTATCTGTGGATGTTCCCGGCCACTTGTCGATCCGCGACCATCATAATTTGCGTTCAATATCAGCGCCGAATCTGACTACAGCGACCCTTGGCCGCTACTCACTCAGTTTCCAGCGGCTTCCTAAACTCACCACGCTCGACCTGCCGTTACTATCGTCAATCAGGGCAGAGCATGCGCATGCGGGCGGCTCAATAGTGGTGTACAGAACCGGGCTGGCGTCACTCAGTCTGTCAATTGCCAACATTGATGCCGCCGCGAGAAAGAACGGCATTGTCATAACCCAAAATCCAAATTTACAAGATGTGCAACTGTCTTCACTTTCCGGCGACGGGTTAAACAAAAGGTTGATAATATGCGGCAACCCCAGCCTAACCAATATTTCCAGCGCGCTTTTTGGCTCTCTTGATGGTTCATTTGTGTTGTTTGACTTTCGTGCGAACGCCATTACGACTGCCAACCTTAACGCTATCTTGAATAGCATGCCCCACGGCGGCGAGGCGACTGCTTGCCAGATGCACATGGAGGGTGGGACTAATGGCGCGCCAACCGGCAGCGCATTAACCTTTGCCGATTCAGTTGGATTCAGTCATAACTAAAAGAACGTTCTTGCACCAGTGGTGTAAGAGCTGGGAGCCGTTAGGGGCGGCCCGGTTCTTGCACCAGTGGTGTAAGAGCGCTCTTGCAAACCATGTCGCCGGGGATTAAACATCGATCATGCCCGCCGTAACACTCGTACTTGAAACCGGTGCCGGGTTGGCCAATTCCAACAGTTACGCGAGCGTGGCTGATGGCGACAATTACCACGGCCGCCGGCTGTATTCTGACAAGTGGGAAGATGCCGACCCCGGCGACAAAGAAAAAGCGCTAATGATGGCCACAATGGTTATCGATCAATCGGTGCAGTTTTACGGCTACCAAGTCAAAGAAACCCAAGCGTTACTGTGGCCGCGCACGCGCGTTGTTAACCGCCAAGTGTACAGCTTTTCTTTTCTATCAAGCACGGCATGGGGCGTAATCGCGCCGTACTTCGATACTAATAAAATACCGCCGCAGATTCGGGATGCGACGTGCGAGCTGGCCCGGCTATTACTTACCAGCGATCGCACGGCCGACGATTCAGCTAAGGGCATTTCCAGCTTTGAAGTGGCCGGCGAATTGTCGGTGTCGTTTTTGTCGCCGGCCGATCGCAAGCAAGTTTTCACCGATCAGCTTAAAGGCATGCTGGAACCGTTTGGTAAATTTCGGTTCAAGCGCGGCAGTGTCGATATTGTTAGGGCGCAATAATAAATGGATATTGTATCTATCGCGCGCCCGCTGGTTGATCTTGGGTTTGAATTGGCGGGATCGCCCGATGAAGGCGGCGTACTGACTGAAGTTACATTAACGCTGGGCGAAAAAACGCGGTACGACCCGCGCAGCGACACTGACACGGCGATTACTTCCGGCACAGCGGTAACGCTGAACGCATTCAAAACGCAGCGCCGGCAGGATCAGCTAAACGAAGTAACGGCCGGCGACGAACATTTGATTATTAACGTAACCGATCTGGAAGCCGCCGGCCTAACCATCGATTCGGTAACAACAACCCACAAGGCCGCCATTGTCGGCGACACGTGGAATATCGTCGCTGTTGTGCCGAGTATTACCCGGCGCACAATTGACGTGCGCATTCGCCGGTGAGCCTATTAAGCAAGCCAAGATCGAATCATCCCGGCATTATCAAGTTTCATGCTGACTTGGAAAAAGCGGCAGGGCTTGTGCCGATTGCTTTGGAAACATTTTTAAAGGCGTTAACCTTGAAATTGTTTCAAGCGATCGTGACTGACACCCCGGTTGATACCGGCCGGGCGCGCGCCAGCTGGAATGTTGGTATTGGTGAACCGGATACAACCGTGCCGCCCGATATTTCCGAAGCGGATAAAAAGGATCGGGCGCATCGGCGATCGAATCTTGAACCGTTGCGCGCGCACCCGCAATTCGCCGCGGCGGTTGAATCGGCGCGAGTGCCGGCCAACCTTTCAGAAATTGACGGCACGAAAAAGATTTTCATAACCAGCAACCTTGTTTACATCGAAGCGCTGGAGCACGGGCACAGCCAACGACAGGCGCCACATGGCATGGTGGCGGTGAACGTTGCCGCGATGGAAACTTATATTGAAGCCGGGATACAAGCGGCGCAAAATGCCACGCCATGAGCTTCGAAGCTGAACGCGCGGAAATCTTAGATCGGGTGCACGATCTGTTTATTGACGGCAGCGGCAATGAATACATCCCGCTGGAATGGCCTAACAAACCGCGGCCGGATGTAACCGCCGAAGATATCCCGGTTTGGGGAAGGCTCTCAATCCAGCGCGCCAGCGCCACTAACCGCGAAATCGGCAGTGACAAGACGCGGTATTACGGCGTGGTGTTTCTGGAAGTGTACACGCGCGAAAATACCGGCGACGTGATGGCCGCGAAATGCGCCGATAAAATGCGCCAAATCCTGCAAGGCCAAACGATCACAGTATCCGGGTTTCAGATTCTGTTTCGCGAGGCGTCATTGAAGCCGGCCGGCAAAGAATCGGGCTGGGATCACCAAAACGTCGAAGTGCCATTTCGCCGGGATGAACTTTAACCTTGCCCC